GAACGGCCCTTGTCGGTGAGTGAACGAGGAGAACGGACCCGGAAGCGAACCGGTCGCGACCTGCCGCGTGTCAGGGGCAGGAAGCGGACCCAAACCCGGAGTGGCCACGATGGGGGCGGTGAAGGGGAGCGAGTAGGGGCCGGCTCGACTCTCGTCGAGACCTGAACCATACACACGATACACATGCGAAGGGGGTACCCGTGACTACTACCGCCCAACGATGCGACGAAGCGCTGGAGCGCGTCGTCGCCGCTCGGGAGGTCCTCCAGGACCACCCGACCACATTGGCCGAGTGGCGGCTGGAAGCCGCCATCCGCGAGGCCGAGCGGATCGCTCGGGCCGACGCGTGGCGCACCGTCGACTCCATCGTCGACGCGTTGCGCGGCGCCCACTGGGCGCAGGAAGTCAACGACGTCGGAGAGGCCGAGTCGCTTGCCGAGTGGGCCGAGCTGTACCGAGGCGAGGAGGTGTGGCTCGGCGAAGGTGGCGCCGACGGGTTCCGGGTCTCGGACGACGGGACGGCGATTACCGTATGGTCCGCTGTCGTCCCGGTGGATCGTGACGAACCCGACTGGGTGACCGAGACCATCCAGATCAGCGAACTGGCCGGCTGGGTGGCGCCGGAGCAGCCCGAACCCACCGAGTGGGACCTCGCTCTCACGGGGCAGCTCGGTGTGAGCGAGCTGGTGGCTCTCGCCCAGTCCGGCAGCCGCGACGGTGTGCTCGCCGCTGTCTGCGCCCCCAACGCGACACCTGCGGTGTTGCGCGCGGCGGGCGCCGTCCTGGATGTCGACATTCGCTACCAGGAGATCGTCATCAAGACCCCATACCGGTGGGTCACGGCCGCCTGGATTGACGAAAGCCTCCCGGCGGTGGACCTCGCGTCCCGGATCGCGGAGGTCATCGACTGCGCCGAGGTGACCGTCACGCACGCGGTCCTCGGCGCCGACGGCACCGTCACGCTCACTGTTGACGATGCTGCTGTCCGGGACCTCGGCTCAGTCGATGTCACCGGCGATGACGACTGCGAGATGTTCGACTCGGCCACCAACCTGTTGCGTGACCACGGCCTGCTCGCCTCCGGCTACTGGCCGGAGTGGATCAGCACCGGCACCTGCTACGTGGCGCTGCTCGGTGTGGACGTGAGCTTCTAGGCAGCGGTTCCCGAGTGGTGGACTCGACGGGGTGGCGTTCAGCGGGCCGATGGCCGGGGCTCGATCCCGATCTCGTGCGGCCACACGGTCACGGGCGTCACTCCCGCTTCCCGCATGATCCACACCGAGGCGGCATGATCGAGCCTGCCTTCGTTGGCGAGGTGGACGCATCGCGCGACCCCCGAGTTGGCGATCAGCTTCGCGCAGTCGAAGCACGGAGGGCCGTTGACGTAGATCGTGCCCCCCGATCTCGCGGTGAAGTCCGAGTGCAGTAGGGCGTTGGCTTCGGCGTGGATAGCGATGCAGAGGCCGGGGCCGTAGCCGTAGGGTGTCCCGGCGGGTACGGCACTGGACGCTCGGGGGCAGGCCCCGTCGACGCAGTGTCTCATGCCTCGGGGGCCGCCGTTGTACCCGGTCCCGAGGACGTGGCCGAAGCGATCGAGCACGATCGCGAGGTACTGCGCCCTGGCGCACGTCGAGAAGATCGGGGCGCCCTGGATGCACCAACGCAACCACTTCAGGTCCTTGGGCGTCGGCTGATCGTTCAAGCGGGCCTCCAGGGCACAGCGACTGTCGTCGTCGTCGGGATCGAGGTGGCCGGCACTGGTGGACAGTGCCGGCCCATCAGCCATCGATCGTCGCGCAGGGATCGAGCACGTCCTCGACCCTACCGATCTAGTCGGACGCTCTCGATCGGCGTGTGCTCGACGATGCCTGCACCCTCGACGATCGACCGCCGCCTGTGATGGTGGTGCTTAAACATTCATTGACACGCGAGCCAATGTCGGCAGCCTCGACCCCCGTCCCACAGGGTCGCTGCGAGCAGATCCTGATCGGCGGGGGCCATCAGGTGGGGCGGGACACCGATCAGGTCGTACCGGCCGATCTGCCTCGCGACAGCGTTCGCTGTGCTGGGGAGCAGTTGGTACATGCCGCCAGCTCCGCTCGACGGGTTCAAGGCGGTGTACGACATGCCGCTCTCCCGCTGGCAGATGTATGCCGGGATCACGCAACCGGAGCCACCACCAGTCGCCGCCGGGGCCGGGGATCGTGGAACGGTGGCACGCTTGCGTGCCTCGGCCTGCCGCTGCTCCTCGGCGATCCGGGCCTGCTCGGCCTGCTCGGCCTCGTACCACACTCGAACGAACTCCCACGCTTCGTGCTCCTGCACGGCGGCGAGGTACGCGCCAAGCGCTTCGGTGTCGATCGTGATCGCCGGGTCGGGTTGAGTGATCCCCTCGGCGATCGGATCCCTCGTGGCTTGATCGAACCGATCGGTGTCTGTGGTGACGAGTGTCCCGACACCATCCGCCGATCGGGCGGTCGCTAGAGAGATGACGGTGGCTGCCAAGATCGTTACGATCACGGCAGCAACCGCGAGGACGGGCTTGAGATGGCGCCTCATGCCTGCTCCCTTCAGTTGCCTGGATATGGAACGGCCACCCTGATCTGGGGTGGCCGTCTCCGCGACGGTAGCCCCGTCGCCTTGGTGTCTGCAACGATCCCGTAACGTTCACACCTTCTTGCGGCACTCTGGGCCAAGCATCTCGTCGCGGCTCACCTTGTTTGTCAAGCCGCGGCCGCAACGGGCGCAGCGCCCGGCCTCCTGCCGGAACCGCAGGGCCGCGACCTCGATCCCGGACTCGACGATTTCCCTCAGCACGGCGTCCCGCACCCGCCACGGAACAGGCTGCCGCTGGAAGGACCCGGCGGGGCCGCCGCCGAGGAGCAGGTCGACGAACACGATCCCCGGCTTCCTTCCCTTGGCGACCCGGTAGAACGACGTGTGCCCCTCCTCGGCGGTGACGGCGTAGTAGCCGTCGGGGACGTCGACGGGGAGGTTCGGCTCGTCGGGGCAGGAGACGTGGCCCACGAGCCAACGGCCGCTGCACTCGTCCTTGCGGAGCACTCCCTCCCCGGCGGGCACGATCTGGCCGCACTCCGAGCACGGCGAGTCGTACTTGTTGCGCCGGAACGGTTCGGCATCGGGGAGGGCCTGGAGCCGCTCGATCTCGGCGGACGCTTCGGCCCTGGTGGTGACCTTGTTGGCCTCAACGCCCTTGCGTGCGGCGAGGCTGGCGATGTACGCCAGCTGCTTCTCTGTGGCGGGCGCCGGGGACGCCTTCCGGGCCGAGCCGGGCCCGCCGTATCCGGCGATGATCTCCACCTCGCCCACCGGTCCAGGGTTGAGCCGGGCCTGGCTGCGTTGCCGCTCGGTGTTGGCGATGAACACCGAGTGGCACTCGGCCTGATGAGCGGCGAGCGCGGCGTCGTCAGTGAACCAGTGGCCGCACTCGATCCACCAGTCGTCGATATCCCACCCCGGCTTGGCGAACCACGACCGGGCCTCGTCATCATGGGGCATCCAGCACTGGCGCGCCCCATCGAACGGCGGCCTCCACTCCATCATGATGTCGGCGATGTCGGCGAACCTGATCCGCTCGCCCTGATCGGTAACGAGCGAGTCCGCGTCGACTTCGGCGACGTTGATCGGCTCCCACTCCTGGAGCCGACCCCGGCGGATGATTCGCCGGCAGCCAGGGGTTACTTTGGCGGCGACCATCAGTCGCCGCTCCACCCGTTGCGTGCGCCCCCCATGTGGGCGCACAGCTCCTGATTGCTCAGGCTGGCCAGGTACTGCTCCCGCTGCCGCCGGGCCTCGGCGGCCTCGGCTTGCCGCTGAGCGGAAGCCGCCTCGGCCTCCGCTCGCGTAGCGAACAAGACGTCGCCGGGGAACAGGTCATCGTCGACCGCGTGCCGGAAGAACTTGTTCCCGGCGCGGGCGACAACAACCTCGACCTCGCGGCCGCGGCGGACCTCGGTCCGCCGCTCGACAACGGCAACCTCAACGACCGGGAACTCCCGGCCGTCTGGGACGAGTGCGAAGACGTTCTGTGTCATGCCAATACTGTAGACCATCCGGCTACAGTATGCAACCCCATTCTCTGTGAAATCCGTCACATCGTCGAGATCGTCGATCTCGACGAGAGCGACCAGTGCCGTCAGTACGATCGACGGCATGGCCCGATCGCAAGCGCCGGTCGAACCCCGCACCCGCGCCAACGCCCTGCGCCGCGGAAAGATCACCTGCACCACCACCGTCGGCAAGAACTCGATGCCGCTCACCTGCCCACGCTGCGGGTGGCCTTGCACGCATCTCGTGATCCCGTACTACGACTCCCCGTGGATCCAGTACGGGGGGGTGTGCTGCGAGTGCTGCCAAGAAGCGGCCGCCCACTTCGATCAAGTCGGCTGGCCACCAGATCCCGACATGTGAGATCGATCGCTGATCGGGGATCTACGATTCCCCCTCGATGCGGGAACCGAGCGCCTACTGTTCGATCGGGGCGGGCGTGTGATCCACCGTCTCCGTGTCGGGGTGGAACTCGACGAGTGCGTCTACCCCTTGATCGAGCAGGTCGCCGAGTGGCTGGTGAGCCAAGGGTTCGACTGGAGGACTCTGACGCCACCATCCACCCCCCTGTTCTTCGCTGAGTGGGGACTGGACGCCGCCACCTACAGTGAGTGGCTCGCCAAGGGGGTCGAGGCAAACGTCGTGTATGTCGACGGCAACCCGATCCCCGGTTCGGTGGGTGCCTTGGCCGAGATCGCTGAGGCGGGACACGACGTGATCGTCGTTGCCGATCGCAACGTCGCTGGTGTCGTCGAGATCGCTCGCGCGGCGACGTGGCGTTGGGTCGTCGATCACCTCCTCCCTCGGGTGCCGCTGGTGGGGCTCCTGATCGACTCGGATCAGGGGATCATCGACGCTGACGTCTTCATCGCCGCCTCGATCTCGACATGGGAGGCTCTCGACGCCGAAGGCGAGACGCTGCCGGTCTGGATGGACGCCGCGTGGAACCGTGATCGGCGGGGACTGCGGTTGAGGTCGTGGGGTGACGCTCCCGGCCTGATCGCCGAGCTGACCCACGATCTCGAACCCGTCGACGATGGGGCTCTCTGCGTCAAGTGCGGCGAGTGGTTCTCGGGTGAGGAGATCCGGGCGCGGACGACTCGGATCTGCTCGTCGATCCCGGCTTGAGCGATCGCCGCCGCCGGGGTGCCCCTCGATGATCGGACACAACTGTCGTCGATCATGTGACACATGTCACGCGGGAATTGCTCAAGTTCGACTTGCAAACTGTCGATACTGAGACTACAGTTAGGGCATACGGCCCCACCCGAAGGCGAGCATGGGCTTGCGGACCGGCAGGGGGGGCCGTAGAAACAACCAGGGCGGCGGAGGCCTGGCAACCTCCGCTACACCAGCCAACGGGCAACCGCCCCTGAGTAGTCAGGGCAATCGGGGCAACCGGGGCTGGCGCTCGCGACCGGGACTCGGTACGAGCCACCCGAGCATCCCGGCGAGTCCGAGGGAGACGGACTCCGGCAGCCCAGCCGTAGCGTGCGCTCAAGGCGAGCCACGTAGGGCGGTGAGCCGTGCGCCCCGCACAGGTCCATCCCGCAAGGGACTCGGGTGCGGACGAGCCACGGTTCACCTCGGCCGAGGCGCCCCCGGCCCGTTGGGGCCGGGGCTCTTCGCGTCCGAGGTCAGTTCACCGATCCCGCCATCAACCCGGCGGCGGCGCCGATCGGTGACCCGTTCCCGATCGGCACGGACGCGGCCGATCGGACCGACGCTTTGCTCGATCCACGCCTCGTCAGGAACCGCCACGACCAGTAGGCGGTGTCCACGAGATCGAACGGCTTGATCTTCGGGAACCTCATGAGAGCCGCCTCCAACACGACGTGCGTGCCCTTGAGGTGCCGGATCTTGTGGCGCTCGTAGTCGACCAACATCTGCTGGGCGCGCTCCAGCTTTCCGCCGGTGCCCGCCGACGCCTTCTCCTCGGCGAACCGCGGAGCCGATCCGGTGAGCACACCGGCGTCCCGCAGCTCCTCGCACGCCTGGCGGTAGACGATCTGCCAGGTGTCCCCACCCTGGTTCGTCTCGACCCCGACGGTGCGGGCGTTCCACTCGATCGCCTTGGTGATCGCCCGCTTCATCGCTGCGAGCGGTGTCGTCCGCCCCTCCCACGCCCACAAGCGGTAGATCAGCCCGTCGACCCCGAGGGCGTCGCAGATGATCCCCTGACAGTCGCTCTCGTCGTGGGACGTGACCGCCGGGTCGAGCCACACTACGGCCCGCTGGATTGCCGGCAGCTCGGCTTCGGTGACATGCAGGCTCGCCCAGTCGATGTGATCGAAGATCCCGCCGGTCGGCGCGACCGTCGAGTGCTGGCATTCGGCCAAGAACGCCGACAGGCCGATGTGGTCGAGGAGGCCTTGAGCGGCGTCGATCGGCATCCCCTCCCATGAGGGTTCGCCCCCGACGATCGTGAAGTGGCCGTCTTGGTTCCGCAGCTCCATGTCCCACACGGCCGGGATCGGGCCGGACACGATCCGGTCGTGGAGGAAGTCGGCACGCCCGTCGGCGAGCCGAGCGAAGATCGAGTCGTCGTGGACCTTGTTCTGGATCGCGATCACTGCCAGGTCTTGGCTGCCGGCGGGCAACAGCTTCCTGGTGATCGTGCGGATCTTCTTCTCGGTGGTGCTGCGGCTGTCGTTCTCGGAGTCGATGTCGTCGAGCACCATCAGGTCGGGGCGCATGTCCTCCAACTTGATGCCTCGCGCGGCGCTGTCGAGTCCGACGGCATCCACAGTGAACTTGGACGCCGTTCGGATCCGGTTGCGTCTCCAACCCTTCGACGAGCCGAACTTCCCTACGAGGCGTTCACCGAGTTCGGGATACACGTAGGAGACCTCAGTGGATTCGAGCAGCGCGGCGATGTTGGCGACGTGATCGTCGGCTTGATCTTGCGTCTCGGAGACGTAGAGGCAGTAGCGGCGCTTGCGTCGCGCGCCGAGGGCGACGACACACATCTCGGCGCTCGTGGACTTCGCCCCGCCGCGAGGCCAGATCGCCACGAAGGGGTGGGGCCGCACCCCCGGCTCGATCGACCACGCCCACTCCCAGAACTGGATGTGGTGCCGCCCGAACGGTGCGCTCACGTACTGCGGGGCGATCGCCATGAGCCACATGATCGGGTCGTCGATGTCGACAGCGGAGTGGATCAGGTAGCGGCGGTACTGCTCCCGTTCACTGTCGGTGGCGTAGGCGAGCAGCTCCGGCGGGATGACAACGATCTGCTCTGTCACACCAACAGGGTGTCACACCCTCGGTGTACGATCGAGACACCCACCGTCGATCTCACTCGGTGGGCTCGCAGGATCAACCGCAGCGGCCCGAGACGACGGTCTCCCGTCGCTGGAGATCAGCTCACAGGGGCTCACGTGGACGGCTCTACCGCGACGACGGGGCGGAGAGCGATGAGAACCTTCCCCTGCTCGGTGATCCACCAGTCGTCCACCAACCCTTCGGCGTCCAATGCTTCGAGCACGATCCGGCCCACCTCGATCGAGGGCGCCGAGACCATCCCGCCCGCGGGTTCCCACACCAGCGTGTAGCCGTAACGGTGCGGCTCCCCTCGATCGAGGTGGCCGGCGTCGAGCAAGCAGCGGTAGTCGCAGATCTGCCGCAGGGGCGGCGTCTCGGTCCGGTGGGTGTAGTTGTCGCTCACGGTCTTCCTCCACGCGCGGCGGTCATTCGGTTGATCGCCTTTCCGGGTATCCAGCCTCTCCGGGCCATCAGTCGAGCGCTTCGCAGATCTGTCGGGCGATCGCTTCGCGGTCGCGCCGGACGATGATCGAGCGAGCGTCCTCCTCGGGTATGCCGCGCTGCACAAGGCGGCGCACGATCTCGGAGTCGCTCAGGTCGTCGAGATCGGCGGGGTCCATACGCCGAGCGTACCGATCACCCCGGACACTCTCACCTGTCGTCGATCTTGTGACACATGTCACGGGTTTTGGGTTGCATCATCTCCCACGATGCTGTAGTATGTTCGTATACAGCAAGGAGCGGAGATGGAAACCAAGAGCAGCACCCGCCAAGGTTCAAAGGTTGCCCTCATCATCGAGAGGGCATACCGGGGTGAGGACCCCAATGAGGTCCGCGTCACCCGGCAGGTGATGCAGGCCACCGTCGTCAGCGGCGTCGTCCGTTGGGACTCCAGCGGGCAGGTGCCGCCGCGCGACGTCCTGGCGGTGATGCTGGACACGGGGGGCATCACCCCCGACGAGCACTCCGCCTCAGTGGAGGCGCTGGACACCGAGACGGCGGCGTTCATCGCCGCCTACCGC